ATCGTACCATGGATCGCTCGTGGCATAGCCGCCGATACGGATACCGTCCCGGCCCATATACTGGATGCCGACGTCGCGCACTATGACGCGTGCGCCCATGATAGCGAGCCCGTCGCCGGTGTTCCCGCTTTCGCCGACGATGCCGCCGCCCTCGATGATGGAACCAAGCGCCCCTGGGTTTACCTGTATCGCTGGGCCAGCGCAGCTATTACCCTTAATAATGAGCGTGCCGCCGAGCAATTGGCCCGGCACGTAATGAGATCCCTCTAACTTGAGGTGCGTGGGCGCAGTCAGCTTAATCGTCTGCGAGATGCGCGGGCGACCTTGGATGATGAGCGGGCGGCTCCGGGCGTTCGCAACCGCGATGGCTGCCATAATTGCCGGATAGCTATCGGTTGACGAACCTTCACCTGCCTCGGTGTAACCCGTAAATCCAGACGCATAGACAAACTCGTCCATTACCTGCGCAGCAGTACGCGTTGCCGCGCCTATTCCTGCGGGGGTATGGCTGATCCCGGTCGCGCCCTGCCGTCTCCACACCCCGACCGATAGAGATGTGCTATCGGCCTTAATCAGATCTGGTAGGCTCTCGACATAGGGACCTGCGGCGCGGTCGAAATAATATCGCGCGTCTGGAATGCCCGGCACCCCGACCAGCGATGCTACCTTGCGCGTCACGTCCGAGGCTCGGAATGTAGCGAGCGTGGTATAGGTGTTGTCGGAAGGACCGGGGATAGTGCTTTGAAAGCCTGGATTTTGCGTAATCGCGTAATCGGCGAACTTGTTGAGAGCAGTTATATCGCTATCGGTAGGCAGAACGCCCCAAAGACCGTTACTACGGGCGATCTCGGCGAAGCTCGTTGCTTTATTAATGAGCTGATCGACCAGAATGCCGACGTCTTTTCCGTCTTTCCAACCGGCGATCTTCTCCGTCCCATCCAGCACTGCTGGCGGGCTAAAATCCCCAATTGTGGGCATGTCGGTACTCCAAGAATTAGGTTTCGTCGATCAGTTTCCGAGCGCGATGAAGTCGACGCCATCGATGGAATTGGTGGTCCCGCCGCCGCCCAGATTCATGAACAGCGTGACCGAACCCGCGCTTCGCGATTGTCGCTGAGGCCAAATGTCTTTGGTGTTCGTGCCCGATGCATTGATCGAGACTGGGATCAGTGCCCAGCACGCGTGGGGGAAGGGATCATCGAAAGTCACTGTCAGCGCTCCCTCTGAGAAGGTGCCCGAATCCGTTCCAACCTTGATGAGAAAACCGCCAGCGATGGGGATTGTGGCTTGGTTCGCACCGATGATGACGCCGCCGCCAACGCCACCTTGCGCAACGAACAGCACCCGAAGGGCTGCAAGCAACTGGCTATGATTACTTTTGTCGGGTGCGAGACCGGCTGCAGTGACCAGACCGACCAACTCTTCCTGGACGGTATTAAACCAGTCTTGGGTTGGAACCGTCGCTGGCGTTGATGTCGTGGGATCCCCGCTTGACCAATAGCCAGGTGTGCCCACCACTGCGGCCGGGGACGGCAGCGCGGCCGCTGCCGTCGGTCCATCGATCCGATGCATGATAATCCCTTCACGAAAGTAGGATGACGTCCGTGCCTGCCGGGCGGCCTGCGGCCAGTTCGCAAAGCAGGACGTCGATCGGAGCGCCGCCGAAATTGGAAACGATCGTCACGCCCCAAATGAACGTCCAGCGCACGTCGTTGATCGGCTCATTGATGCTGCTATGGCCGACCCGGAACGGTGAAAAGTTCGTGATCATAATCGTGAAACCGAGCGTTTTGGCCATGTCGAGATAGTGCTGGCGCGACTGGCCGCCGCCGCCAACGAAGCGCGCGCGGATTTGATCACAGCGTTGCTGCACAGTCGGTGCGTTTCCGGCGCAAGGATCTGGCAAGCCGAGCGTTGCTTCCCATTCCGGTATGAACCCAGATAGTGCTGATCCGGGGAGACTGCCCGCCAGGATCGAATTTGCTGCCGCATCAAGGGCAACAAGCGTCTTAGCTACACCTCGAAAAACGCGCGCCTGCACGCCATTCGGGTCGAGCGACCAGACGCGACCGCGTGGGCGCAGTGCCAGCGCTGCATCGGTGTAATCATCCTCGCTGTAGCGCGCGACGCCGACGGGTGCGGGCGGAGTTGGCAATTGCGATTTGGGAAGCGCCGGGAGCGGGATCGGAGGTGGCCGACTGGGCGGCGCAGGCGTCGCGACAGGAGACGCTGGCGGCGTCGGGACGGGCGTCGGCGTTGGGTTTGGGTTTGGGGCTGGATCGGGCGTAGTGATCGGCGACCCCGGATCGCCACCGCCATCCAGCGTATCGGGTTCAGCTCTCATATGTAGGTGATCGCGCCGGGAACGGGCAGTGCGCCAGCGTTGGAGGTGATGTTGCCGGTCGCGCCTGGCGAAACGGTCCCGGCCGAAGCCGTCACATTCGTCAGGACAAAGCCACCCGTCAGGGCCACGGCGGCGATCCCGCTCTCGATCGCTGAGACATTGGTAACCCCGCCCGGTCGGCCCGCAACCAACAGCGCATTCGCGAAGGCTGCAGCGATATCGGCTTTGGTCGCGGTGCTGGCCGTCGAAAGCCCGGCAATGGTCAACCCGATGACATTCTGTGTTGGTGCGACCGCATAAACCAAGGCGGTGACCGGCTGCTGAAAGTACAGGGCGTTGGCGAGGGCAAGTTGGTCGCCGGTCGCGGGCGTATCGCGCGTCTCGAGGCGTGCGCAGCCGTTGGTGCCCTGGGGGAAGCCTCCATGAGACGTTTGCGCGTCATCCATCATGAAAAACAGGACGACCGACCCCGGCCCCATCCCGCTCGGGATCACCCAGACCCGCGTGACGCCGGGCACCGCCAGCGCCCATTCGCCATAATCATCGATCGATCCGCCTTGGGGCGGCTTCTGATACGCGATCAGCATCCGGCTGCGCAGCGATGCGTCGGTCTCGACCGCCGCGCCGCCGGTACATGGTCCCGAACTTGTGCCCGTCGCGGAGACGCCAGCGATTCCAACACCCAGCGTGAGCGTAACGTCGGCGACGGCATTTGCCTCGATCCCTGCAACCGATGCGCTGATCGGAACTGTTGCAAAGCCACCCGTCACCGTAGCATCCGCGGTGCTTACGTAGCCGATGCCATCGTAACGGCTCACCAGCGACCCAGATGGTACGACCCTGCCGTTCGTCCCCGCAAACACGGCAGTTCCCGTCGCATTCGTCGCGGGTTTACGGGTGACGCCCTTGAGTGCTGCCCACCCCTCCAGATATTCATCGGTCGCCGTGAACGGATTGCTCTGCAGCGCGATCCAGTCGAGATAACCGTAAAGGCCATCGACCAGGCCAGCGAGAACTTCGGCGACGATGCCAAGGTTCGACCAGCGGAGCAACGCATCGAGCCCGGTCAGCACGGAATTGATCCCGGTCGCAGCGGTCACGCGCAGTTGCGACAGGTTCGGGCGTGCGAATGGCATCAGATTGTCTCCCAAACGCGCGCGAATTGCATCGCCATCTGCGTTCCGTCCTGCCGACGAAGCACGACCTGGGCGGCGATCGTCTTCGCGTCCCGATATTCCGCAGTCACCGCGATCGACGCGACCACGTCGTCATCGATCAGCCATTGCAGGGCTTGACCAATATCGTTTCGGATCAATTCCGGCAGATCGGGCGTCGCCTTAGACCGTTCGCGCAACCAAAGCTTGGAGCCGATAGACCCGGCCCACCATCCTCGAGGATCTCCGGTGCCGTCCGGAACAACATCGTCCGGCCCGGCTTCTGCGTCGGTGAAGAGGCTGATCAGGACCGCCGTCTGAAGGTCCTGATCCGAAACCAGTCCCGTGCCGGGGGTATAGGCATCTGCCGAGGTAAGATATTGGCGACCCTGCCCGTCGCGTATCGACGCACCTTTCTCATCGACGATGACGTTCGATCGACCGAGTGAGAGCGACCAGTCTCCGATGCCAGCTGCGGCGTCCCAGATGGTGGCAATGTCAGCCACAGGGCAGCTCACACGTCATGATCGGTTGCCCCGGTATTGCCGCTGATCGTGCCACCGGTATGCTTGTGCAGGTGATACGCATCGCGCAGTGCATTGAGGCTGACTGAGGTCCCATCGCAGCGGCTGACAAAGTCGCCCGTGGTTTCGACCGTGGGGGTCTCAAGTCGGACCTTGGTCGATGCCTTGACGGTGACGGTCGCCGCGTTCTGGACCATCACGTCGCCGGCCGCCGCGTCGATCTGCAGCACGCCGTCTTTGAGCCAGATATATGCCCCGCGCGCGCTGTCCTTCGCGCGGTAAAGCATCGTGTCGCCTGGTGCCAAATTGGTCGGCCGGGATGGCCGATGATTGGCCCCAATGGCGATTGTCTGGGACCGATCTCCGCCGAGGCGAAGCAGCACCACCTCGGTTTTTTCCGGTGCATTGCTCGATAAGCCGAACAGGCCAATCATCGCGATATCGTCCGTAAGGCTTTCGCCTTCGTCGCTACCGGTGTTCCCTTCCGATATTTGAAGGCGCTGAACGTCCTTGTCGTCCTTCACAAGCGTGAGGCGACCGCGACCGATCAGATTGAGAATTCGCGACATCATGGCAGCACCAATTGCGACGTCGAATCTGGCGCAATATCTGCCGTGTTGAGATTGGTCAGACTGATCGGTTCTGGAGCGAATGCCGATGGTTGCATGACGAACAAGTCTGCAACGGTACCGCGATCGGTCGATCGGTGAAAAGTCACCTCGGAGATGCACATCTGGCCCTCGCCGCGCAGGCCTGGGACATCGACATCAATCAGGGTGTTGGGCTTCCAGAGCCTGCCGGCGCTATCACGCCAACTATCGATCGTGACGAACGCGCCACCCGCACGACCTGCGCGCCGTGCCACCTCCCATTTGGCCTTCAATTCGGTGAAGAAGCGCGGTGAAAATGCCGCTTCGGTCACCAGATACATCAACCGATGACGCGGAACATTCGGGTCAAACGCAGTGAAATAAAAGAATGAGTCATCGCCCCCGGCAATATCGCCGAAGGTATTCTGCGAAAGCGCCGCGCAGCGGACCTCGGAATATCGTTGGTCCATTGAGTTGGTAACCGATGAATCGAGGACATTAACCCCATATTTTACGCCGCTGGCGGCCTTGACGGTTCCGACACGCGCAAGAAGCAGCGCGCCGTCCGAATCTTCATAGGCGAGCAATCCTGCGTTCCGCGCGTTCCGCTGAATGATCCCAGCAGCAGTCTCGCCATAGGTGATGTTGGTTTGTGGAACCGGCTGGCCAGCGTCGGTGCCAGCGGCAAGTTTGACCTCAATCCCATAAGGAGCAGCCAGCTTCTTGGCGATTTCCAACCCGGTTGCGCTAAGGATCTGGCCACCGTCCCACTCGGCTGAGCAATCGGTGAGATCCTGCGTCTTGCCGCGCCCGATCAAAGAGAGGGTGTGTCCGTCTGCGCTGGTCGTATTGCTGTCGCGATCGACGTATCCCGTAATCACGGTGTCGCTGCCGATCTTGACCACGCATGGGTCACCAGCTTTCGCGATGACCACCTTGCTGGTGATGGGCTCCTTCGAGCAAAGGCTGATCGCGAAGCTGTTCGGGAAAGCTTCGGCGCGGAGCGTTACGTCGATCGCTTCCCAGCCGGTAATCGCGTTGCCGCCGACCTCGATCGAGAGGTCTCCATCCGGTTTGTGTGCATCGGTCATGCGGATAGCGCCAGCAATTCTGTCGGCATGAAAAGGGGCGATGGCACTCCACTCTGAGTGACAAGCTGGGCGGCGCGGGTCGGATCGCGATACCAGCGCTGCGCCAGAACGATCGCCGGTGTTGCGCGAGGACTGCGAAAGGTTCGGACTTGCGCGAGATTGGCCCCGCGTGCGCGAAGGTCGCGCACAACAGCGCCGAGCGCAGCGGTCAACGCACTATAGGTTTCGCGGTCGCCAGCATCCGCTGCGATGGTCGCCTCTGCGTCGATCAGTGCGACTAGGCGTTGAACCATCGCTGCGGCATCATTCGCGCTGGTTGGCTGATATTGCCCTGCCGCGATAACTAACGAGGACGCAGCGGCGCGGCGCACCATCCCGCACACGGCCAGCCCGATCGCAGTGGTCGCTTCCGTGCGACCCGGATCGTAGCCGAGCAACTGCTCAAGCAATCGGATTGCATCGGCCGGGTCAGCGCAGGCATCTGCAAGCGCCTGCACCATTGCGACGATCGAGCTGGCGACGTCCTGCGCATAGCCGAGATCTGTGGTCGAAACTGCTGTCATCAGCGCTTGCGCTGCTGCCGCAATTCCGACCCGCGCACCCGAGGCGACACCAATCAGCGTCGCGACGGTCGTGCCTGCCGAATAGGCCACACTTGTCCGGTCGGAGAAACCCGCATTGCCCCCGGCGCTGAAGCGACCGTAATTGCCCGGAAGCTGAGCAGTGAGACGATGCAATGAGGTGGCATCAGCGCCGAGCGCAATTGCCTTGCTGCTCCAGGAGGCAGCAGTGATCCTCATATCCTGCCGCCGACCGCCGGCTGCGGCCGCAAGTGCGATCAGTCGCACACCATCGACGGCAAGAGCGAGCTTCCCGAGATTGGCCGCGCTGAGCAGGCCGGAGGATGACGAAAGGATCGATGGAAAATTGCGCTTACCGCTCTCGACGAACTCGATGTCAACGCTCGACTTGCGCCCGGCATCAAGCTCTTGGCTGACGTTAAAGCGCGTGACGCACACCTGAAGGATCCCCAGCGTTGGATGTGTGAGCATCCCCGCGCCCGACCGCTCGAGCGCTGCAATAAGCAAGGAACGCTGCAACTGCACAGGGCCGCCAGCAAATCGGATAGATCCGTCCAAAATGAAGCCGCGAAAGCGAAAGCGACGGGCTTCGCGACCCATATCCTCCGTCCATGGGTCGTCGCGCCCTGGATATTGGTGGACAACCTGGCGTCGCCCGCCGCCAATTTCGTCATTGGTGACGACAAAAGGAACGCCGCGGAATGTCGCCGGCAGAAGACCGCTGTTAGGCAATGCCATTTTCGGCCTCCATTCTCGGTTCGAGGGCGAAAGGGATCGTCACGATCTCATCCGCCATGCACCGGCTCAAAAGCATGGCTCACTGCAGGCGCGGGCCCGCTCCCCGCCTTGACAGTCGTGCGTGTCCCAGGCGGTGCATTCTTGTGCTCAACCGTGACGTGAACGGGGATCGCAGATAGGGCTCTAGCGACGGCCGCGCGCTCTGCACCATCTCGATCCGGGTTTGCAGGGCGTTCAACATAGCGCGCGAAGCCCGCTGCCACGGATCCAGCATCGTTGCCGTTCGCTCGAGCACGCTGCCAATTCTTCTTTTCTGAATGTTGGAGCTCGTACAGCATCGCATCGATTTGCTGATCCTCGCTCGCGTTCTCGATATCGACGCCCGTTATCCGTCGAAAGAGCGCCTTCCGCGCCTTGTCAGTTACCTGGAACAGTCCACGACCATTCCCGCCTCTTTCGCGCGCTCGGTAGTTCGCGCCACTTTCCCGCACCGCATTCGCCGCTATGGCCGTCGCGTCACTGAACGGGACTCCCCGGGCAACAAGCTTGTCGCGGAGGGTAACCCCCTTACGCGCTTCGCTGATCGCGCCCTCACGCGTCAGTCTTCCACCTCCGCCACCGGCATAATTGACCGCGCCTTCGAAGCGCGATGAAGCGCGTTCAAGTTTATCAGCAGCACGCTCGCTGGTTGCAGAAGCGCGCTCGTTGGTGCGGGAGCTGCTCATCATGGATCGCGCGCTCGAAATGACCGCGGTCCCTACGGTATCAACACCTTCGGCAACCATCCGCGACGCAGCATTGGTGCCGCGCTCGGCCATTTGGGCACCGATCGTGTCGCGTCGTGCGATGCGCTTGCCGGTCGTGATACCAGCGTCATCGATGACAGCGCCTTCCTTCCCGGCGCGTTCCATATCCTGTGACAGGGCCTTACCACCCTGGCTGAAGGCGGGCAGCGCAGACTCCGGGATACCGAGGATGCGAGCGGCCGTGCGGCGTCCCGACGAATTCTGGCGGCTTACCGCATCAGCGATCTGCGGCAGCATTGCCTCTACGTCGACCGTGCCATCGCTTTTGGTCTTCAACGACACGCCCATACGTGCCAGCAGCGCCAAGGCATCATTGTTGCGCCCATAGCGCGCATCGTTGAGCGTCTGCGATAGGCCGCCCAGCGCCGCACCAGCCGTCCCCCGATCGACCCCGGAACGTTCGGCTGCGAGACTGAATTCCTGCAGGGCCTTTGTCCCGACCCCGATGATCTCGGCTGTTCGGCCGATCGCCGCCGCCCCCTTCGCCCAGCCATCGGCGACTTTGAACGCGGCATAGGCCGCTGCGGCCAATACCCCGATCGTGGCAGCGCCAGCAACCGCGACCCCGCCGAGCGCCCCCTCGAGCACTCCGCCCGCTGCCGATGCCTCACCCAAGCCGGATCCGAGCGCGGACGCTGCGGAGCGAGCTGCCCCGAGGCGGTCGGATAGCCCGCCGGTGATCGACCGCCCGCCGAAGGCACGCGCGGCAGCCTTTTCGACCTCGCCGAACGTGCGCGCCATGCGCCGGCCTGATGCACTGACTGTTCGCTCGCGCTGTTCGGCCGCCTTGCGGTCGATCGATCCGAGATTCTTAGAGATTTGACCGAGGCTTTTCTCGGCAGATTTCTTTCCCTTGGCCGTCTTATCGGAGGCTGTGATGTCAATGCCGAAAGTTGCCTGGGCAGTCATATCAGGCCTCCTTCATTCGACGAAGCCACCAAGCTCCCACCACTCGTTGAGCATCGACCAAGGATGGCCGAGAATTGCAGGTGGCAGGCAGCCGAAGGCACGCGCGAGAATTACGTGTCGCTGTCGCCAGTCTTCGGGTCGTCGAACAAAAAACTTGCGAGGTAGCGCGACCCAGCGCGGATATCGCGCGCGCCGATCATCTTCACTGCTGGCAATGGGATGCCCGAGACGATCGCGAGCGACATCAAGTCGGCCTCGACGCCGCGATATTTGTCGATCTCGAGCATCTGTGCGCCAGTCGGTTCGGTCAGGCGCATTTCGGTGAAGGTTTCGCCCAGCGTCACCGGCTTGCGCAGGGTGATGGTCAACTGGTCAGGGAGTTCGCTCATCAAAGAGTACCTTATGCTGCGATGACGTCGGGACCATCGAATTCGATGGTGAATGAGCCGTCTTCGGTGTTGGCCTCGATCGGGTCGCCGGTGCGCCACATATTGCGGCCGATGATCGATTTGCCGTTGGCAGGGGAGAGCACGATCGTCGCATTGGTCGCCGCGTTGAGCGCGGCGATGTCGACATTGTAACCGTCGCGTCCTTTCCAACTGATCTTCCCCTCCATCGGCATCTCCGAATACCCTTCGACGCCGGTCTGACCCTTTAGGGTTTCGCGATGGGCCGAACTCAGCCGGTAGGTCCCCTCGCCGACGATGGTGAAAGACTGGCCGTCGATCGTGACGGAAGCGGTGCCGGCAAGCCGGTTGGGGTCATTGGCCATTGCGGCGCTCTCCAGAAATTGAGGGGATCAGGCGTTGCGGAACTGCATCAACACGGCGAAGGTGCGGAGCTGGCCTATCAGCACAGCCGGAAGCAGGACGTTGACGCGATTGGGATTGGTCGCATCCTTCTCGACGACCAAGCCAGCGGCGAACTCGGCCGATTTCTGGACGTATCCCTGTCCTTCGAGCTCGCGATACAATGCGATGATATCGGCGCGGATCGTCGATGGCATGACGACGTTCGAGTTGGGCCTCACACGCGTGCCGTCAGCCGCGAGCTTCACGCGCGAATATTTGGCGGTGACCATCGCCGACAGCGACCGCAGCACGAAGACGATGAGGAACAGCGTCTCGATCTCGAGATAGCTATTATCGGGCTGGCCAGCCGCATTGGTGACATAAGTCGTCACCATATTTTCGATAACGAGATTTCCCGACGCATCGACCGTCCAGGTCGAGCATCCGCCATAGAGCAAGGTATTGTTGCGCGTGGTCAGGCTCCAGCGCGACGCAAGGGGTGGTGCCAGCACATTCGGGACGGTCAGATATTGCAACGGCACGGCTGGATCCGCGCGCACGCTGACCGCCGAGGTGGCCGCGAAGGCCGCCGCCCATTCCCACGCCGGTGTCGGGGAGTCATTGAACGGGATGCACGTGATGTGCTGGTTGTTGAGCGTGGTCGCAAAAGCTGCGTTGGCACCAGCGGTCCCGCGTTTGGCGATGAAGCAATGACCATAGACCTGGCTCGACCAGGACCACCGTCCGGTCGCGTCGTTCAGCAGCGCGACGATCGCCGCCAGCGATACGGTGTCGGTCAGCGAACAAACGATGAAATCGAACGGCGTATCGAGCAGGTTCGACAAGGCGGTCGTCAGAACGGGGTTGATCGCGCCGTTTGCCATCGGCGCCACTGAGGCAGCCAGCCCGGCCGGCATAGCTTCCTGGCTGGCCGGGCCCTTAAATGCGAAACGGATGTCGATATCGTTGCCACACTCGCCACCATTGCGGGCGGTCAGGTTGACCTTGCTGGCAACGGCCCCATCGACGGCCGCCGTCACCGGGAGACCGGACGTGGCATTGATCGCGGCTGCCACCGTAGTGGCGACCTGGGCGGCGGTTTGGCCACTGGCGATGATCGGGGAAACTGTGCGGCCTGCGATGTACAGCGGCAGGGTGCCAAGCGCCGTCGTCGGGCCGGTGAACGTGATGCTACCCGTCGCCTGCACCGCGGTGACATCATCGACCAGCGGAAGGACCCACATTTCGCCGCTCGGATCTCTATCACGATAGGCGTCGATCATGCCAGCGAGGATTGATCCCGGCCCCGCCGCGGTGCGCCCGTCCGACTGCGACGAGCAGATCGACGGGACGTTGGCGGTGAACGTGCCGCTGGAGAGCTTCTGGCCGATCAACAGCGCCCGCTGCGTCTGGGCAGAGGTATTGGCCTTGGAATTGTCGAGCTCGGCATAAAATAGCGGGACGCGCAGGTTCGACGGGATGTTTTTAAACGGGATCGTCATGGCTCAAGCCTCCTGAGCGGGCGCGGCGCGCGGGGATGCGCCCTTGGGCGCGGGCGGAGTGTCGGCAGGGGCTTCAACGACATCGCCGTCGGCGAGCAGCCGGGACCAGTTCAGATCCGTTTCGTCGATGTCGATGCCATCGCTATCGACGAAACGCTGCGTCGCGGGGTCGCGGACCAGACGGCCCGGTACGGAGACAATTTTCATGCAAATTTCCTCAGCGCGTAAGGTCGGCGGCGAAGCCGATTGGCGGGAATGCAGGCCAGCGGCCGTCAATTTCATCGAGATCGTCGCTCTCGATCGGCGCGAAGTTTTCCGGCCCTTGGTAAAACTCTAGCGCGAGATCGCTCTGAATGCCGGCAAGGTGCGTCTCGCCATCGGAGTTGTACGAAAGCTGACTATCGATCGATGCGATTTGCGAGATCTTGGAGGTAAGCGGATAGCTGCCGACGATCGCAACTTCCGCCTCGCGCTGCATCTGCCACAGCTCAGCCTCGGCCGCGGCCGCGCCATCGTCGCCGACCGCCGCGATCGCCGAGACTTCGCCGATCAAGCGAATCGTTGTGGTGACAGTGAAGGCAGGCCCGCCGCCGCGGCCGAGCGATTGCTTGGTCTCCCGAACGACCCGCGCGCGCCAGTTGGGATATTGGTCGTTCTGCGTGGGACGATCGCCGGGCCGATACACACGGCTCCCGGCGACCGTTGCGCCATCGACCCGGAGGGCAGCAACGACGAGATCAAGCAATTCGGCCGACGTCGTCATGGAATGGGGCCCATCAAGATGAGCTTGGCGTGCCCATGGCCGTCCGGACGCACATCCTTGACGACGAAGGTCCCTGGCACCGACGGAACGAAAACCCTGTCGTCCTGCAGCGGCTCACGTTGCAAGAATAGGGATGTCCGCACGCCCAGGCACGGCTTCCGCGTAGTGACCTCGGATCCTTCGCCATCAATGGTGATGTCGGCATAGGCGCGATCAAACACCGCATCGGCGAGTTGAAAGGGTGCGAGGCCGAGTGGCGTGTAGGTCGGCCATGAAGCACGATCGACTGCGACGCCTTCTCCAAAAACTCCCATTACAGGCCCGAGGATTACGGCGTCCCAGTCGATCGCCATCGATCAGGCACCCTGGCGTCCGGTCCGGAGCACCTCGGGTCGCTTGCAGATGAACAGCGGATATTCGTACGCTTCCATCCGCCACCAGGAGTTGCGGTCACGGTCGAAGATCGGAACGACGTAGCGCTCCTTGCCTGGCGTGTTGATCCAGTCGAAGGATTCGCCCGGTGCCATGGCCTTTTCAAAGACGCCCAAGGCATTCTTGGGGAAGAATTTCACTTTGTCGTTGGGGATTTTGATCGAGGTGTTATCGTCGGAGCCGCGATAATTGACCCAATCAACGCCGGCGAAGTTGAAGTGCTTGAAGGCTCCGCCAGCGCGTAGCTCGGACGCATCACTCCAGTTTTTGAACGTCTTTTCGACGTCCACATGGGTGATGAATTTGTCATAGAAGGAGTCACCGCACAGGCCGACGACGCTGGTCTGTGTGGTGAACGCACCCTGGGCGGACCGGGCCATGTCGCGCGTCATCGCGTTGATGATCGGGCGCAAAGACGATTCGATGTTCGCATCGAGATTGAAGCCGATTTCCGCCGGCAGGGCGAATTCGAACTCGTCGAACCAATTATACCAGACGCTGCCATCGGCATCGAGCAACATGCCCTGGACCGCGGCCAGACGCTGATACTCCTCGGTATAGTCGAGATGCGTCAGAATGCCGACCGGACCCGCGAGCCGACGCGCGACCTCGGTCTGGACCTGCATCAGAACGGTCTCTTCGCCAAATTCGCGGACATTCTGCAGCTCATGGCTGTGGATCGTGTCGCCCTTGAAAATCCGCGGCACGTCGAAATAGCGCATCTTGCGCCGCTCGGTCGTGCGCTCCGAATTGGTCGGCTCACCACGCTGGCTCATGGGCACGATGCTGAGCACGCCATTGCGTTCCTCGACGGCGAGCGCCGTCGTGCGGATCGGGTTCGGCGTGAACAGATCCATGTCGCTCAGAGTCTGCGGCAAATGTGGAATACGCTCGACCTGGCTGGTCAGCGCGACTTCCGAAAAGGCGTCGTTGCGGAAAATGTTGATCATGGACATGGCGGGAAGGCTCCATCGATGGGGGCTGCGCCGGGGATGGGCCGCAACCGGGCCCGCCCCGGGCAGCGCGAAGCCACCCAGGGTCAGGCATTTTTCGGAAGGGATGACGCGGCGCGGCCGCGTCGGGTCAGATGTTGAGGATGCCCTGCTTGGCCAGCTGAGCGAGCGCTGCAGTCCGTTGGCCCTGCGTGGTCACGTTCGCGCCCCACATCAGTTCGGCCGCCTGGACCTTCATCGGACCACGCACGTTCGCGACGCCACGCCGATCTGCCGAAGTTGCGTCGCGGCAGCCGCTCCAAAGCAGTGCGCTGGCATATTGCAGCCCGGTGACCGAGGTTGGATCATAGGGGAAATATTTGGTCGCCCCGGTGACCGTAATGGTGAGGCTGTCGCCGCTGACGAAATCCGTCGTGCCATCGGCAAGGGTAAAACCAAGGCCACCAGCGCTGAACGCGGATGCAACGTTGCCGTGGCCGATTTCGACGCCCGTCGGATCTTCGACGATAAAGGTGCCGGCATTGGTATTGGGCTCGATGAAGAACAGCTTGTAATCGCCGACCTTCGCGGCACCGGACACGGTGATCGCGCCGATCGCGCCGTTGCCGACGTTGGTGCCAAGCGCCGTCGCGGTCGCTGCGCCGCCAGTCAACTGCGCGGCCAGCACGAGACCGGCGAGGCAAAGCCCGGCACCCGAGCCAAGGAGAATCGCCTCACGGGTGAGCATGCCGTCGCTCGGATCCCAGACGACATAGCCGCCTTCGCGGCGCATTTCGGTAAGCGGGGTAATCGTGGGAGTGCCCATGAGGGGCTCCTTTCGGGATAAGGGGACTGTTGGGGGCCAGGTGGCCGCGCGTCAGATCAGCGCGGGGTCGATTTGATGCCGGCGCGCTGGAACGCCGCGTCCCAGCCGCGGCTGACGGCCTGCGGCCCGGTTGGGCCATGGCTATCGCTGCCAAGCTGGACGTTGCGGCTGGAGCGGTCCTGGCGCGCATGGCGATTTGCACCTGCATCGTCGCGATCGTCGCGCTGGCGGCCACCCTGGCCTTTGAGGACGGTGATAGCCTCGAGGCGGGTCATCCGCGTCTCGCAGGCCAGCGACACCGCCAGCGGGAGATTGTTGGCGGCCGCAGCGTGCCCGAGGATCGCCCCGATGCGCGCCTGCTCGCGACGCCGGGCGGAAGCCTTGGCGCTGCGCCCGTTCATCTCCTCCTTGTCGTCATCTTCCTCGTCATCATCGTCCTCATCGGACGCGCGCGACCGCTTGCCCTTGGGTTCGTCATCGTCGCACTGATCATCATCCGCGCGCTTGGACTTCTTGCTTTTGGGCTCGTCATCATCGTCATCATCCTCGGATGCACGCGAGCGCTTGCCCTTGGGCTCGTCATCGTCGTGCTCATCATCATCCGCCCGCTTGGACTTCTTGCTTTTGGGTTCGTCGTCATCGTCGTCGTCATCGGATGCACGCGAGCGCTTGCCCTTGGGCTCGTCGTCGTGCTGGTCATCGTCCGCAGTGCTGCGGACCTTGCGGGAAAGGCCTGCGAAATGCGCGAAACTGCTCGCGCCGGCCATGAGGCGGCTGGTCGTCATGATGATACTCCTGTTGGCGCGAAGCCTGGCAGCCGGGCCCGGGCGGCCCGGCCGGGTTAATCGAGCTGCTTCAGCAGCGCCCGGAACGCTTCGTCGGGTGCGGCGACCGCGTCGGCGAAACCGATGTCGACCCCTTTGCCGCCGAGAAACGTCCCGGCCTGGGTGCGGGTCACATCCTTGATCGCGAGGCCACGGTTGCGGGCGACCGTCGCGTCAAACAGTTGGCCGACTGCATCGATATCGGCCTGCATGTGCTCGAGCGCATCTTCGCTCAGGTCGAACATCTCATTGCCTTCGCCCTTGAAGGCACCCTTGGTGACCAGTGTCGGCGTGATGCCGCTCTTCGCGAGCCAGCCGGCAATGCTCAAATGCAGGTAGATTACACCCACCGAGCCGGTGCCCCCGGTGCGCGGGACCCATAAGCGGCCTGGATCGACCGCCGATGCGATAGCATAGGCGGCGGAATAGGCGCTCTCACCGAGGATCGCGGCGATCGGCTTGGAACCCCGCGCGCGGTAGATGGTATCGACCAGATCGAAGCAGCCGGCGACCTCGCCACCCGGGCTATCGAGATCGAACGCGATGGCATCGACATTGGGATCGGCGAGCGCGCGCATGAACTGCAGGCGTATGCGATCATATCCGGAGATGCCGAACAGGTCGCCATAGGACCACAGCCAGCTGAGCCGCTGGATCAGGACGCCGCGGATCGGAATGATCGCGACTCCGCAAACGATATCGTAAGGGCGCGCGCGATCCTCGTTTTCGAGATCCTCGTTAATCCCAAAGGCCGACCCTGGCGCACTTGCTTCGATGCCATCGCTAGCCCGCGCGAGCAGGTCGACCGCAATCGTCGACGCAGCGGGCAGGAGCGCGGCGCAGCTGTTGAAAAGGCGCGTGACCAGGTGACGCGGAAGGGCCGTCACTTACGTTTGCCCTGGCCGCGAGCCGAAATGACCTCAACCCGTTTACAGACTGCCTCATCGGTTCGCAGCAGCCCAATGGTTTCAAGGGCATCAATCGCGGCCAGTTCCTTGTCCGGATCGATGGGGATTGCCTGTTGGACGAGCTGCGCGTCGGCGCGCGCCTCGATCTCCGCTGGCGACTCCGCGACGCGCAAGCTCTCACCGCCGATCAGGCGAACGCGCGCTCCGTCTTCGGCGTGATCGAGATAGGCGATCGCCGAGGTCGACAGCCGCAAAGTGCGCCCATCGCCACTATGCGTGACATCGATAAACATCAGGCTTGCTCCGGTGATTGCGGTGCCGAGATCTGGGTCGCGGTGTATTCGTTGCCGAACCATTGCGGCCGCGGCAGACCGAGCTTGACCATGCGATGGTATTCGATGGCGCGCTGCTCGAGGTTCTCTTCCCAATCCATGCCCTGCTTTGCGCATTCCTCTTCCATGGTGGAGAGGCCGGCATCGAGCCCGAGCACGACGCCCTGACGCTCGGCGACGGGATCGACCCAACCACGTGCGGCACCGAGCCAACGGCCACGCGCATAGGCGGTGCGCATTTCGAGGTAAGACGGTGCATCGCGGGGGAGTGGAAGTTCGCCGCGTTCGAACGGCTCCTCGAGCCAGGTTGCCAGCACCGGTGTCGCGGTGTTCTGGTCGAATTCGTCGCAACGGCGATTGTAGGTCTTCTCGGCCTTGACGATGCCAGCGCGCGCCGACGACCAACTCGAGTCGGAATAGTCATTGTGGACTTCCTCGCCCGAGACGCCGATCGCGACCGAGACGCCCCGCAGCATTTCATGCGCGAAGGGCTTGATATCGGTCTGTCCGCCCCCGGGGGCGACCGACTTGATGTCTTCGCCGGGCGCGAGCGTCGAGAAGCGCGCGCCGGTGACGCTGACGTCGCGATCGGAATGGAAGTCCGACCGCATGTCCTGATACCAGCCGAACGCTTCCTCGTCCTGGTCCTCGGCGTCGAGCGCCTGGCGCACCATCTCGAAATCGTACGGGGAGGTGACGTAGAGGCCGAACGCCGCCGCGACCGTCTCTGCCTGCAGCTTCACGCCGTAGAGCCGCGAGAGCATCTTGAGCGAGCCGATGACGGGGGCGAACACCGAGACGCCGCGGTTCTGCGACACCCGGTCGGCGTCGTAATCGTGATACACCCGCCGCCAGCCGTCGGGATCCTCGCGCTCGACGCGATCCCACTGCATGCTCTGCGTCGCATTGTACCAGTCGAACTGGTGCGCGCGGCGCACGTGATAGGCGATCGCGACCTGATCGTTGTCGAGCTCGACGCCACCGCGCAGATAACGCGTGTCGGGCCCCATGTTGGGGTTGGACAGCCGATCGGGATCGACGCCCTCGAAGCACGTCGCATACGTCGCGGCACCGCGGCCGATGCGATCGGGGCGCCACTGCGCGACGAGCAGCGATTCGCCGTCGACCAGCTTATGGCCGAGCGCGAGGCGGAACTGCTGCGAAATGGTGAGACGACGGTTGACGTCGTTATAGTGGCCGAGGTCCTCGGAATAGGTGCGCCACTTCGCCTCGAGCACCTGGCGATACTCGTTCGCCCAAACCGCGTCGAAGCCCTTCGCGTGGAGCCGCAAGGCGCGATAGTCGGGCTTGGAAACGAAGCGGTATTGTGCGCCGATCGTCGAATCGAGGATCCCGCTGATCGCGCCGTTGGCCCACGGATCGTTGCGGCGCAGATCGCGCGCCTTGGCGGCCATCCGATCGCGATAGAGGTTGATCTCGGTGTCGGGCGAGCGGACCTGCGGAAACCAGTCGCTCTGGTCCTGCGACTGGAAGTTGACGGCGTCGTAGGGAAAGAAGTTCCCGCCGCTATTGCCGCCGAGCGAGCCGCGCATCCGCCCGGTGCCGCCGCGCGCGTTCTCACGAATGCGCGCGATCGTCGACGACGGGATCGGCTGACCACGATTATCGATCAGCGCGGGAGGTCCGCTCGCCCGACCCGGCGACATCAGAAGCGCACCCCGATCGCGCGGCGCGGCGAGCAGATGATGCCGAGCTGCGCCTGCAGCTGCCGGATGGCCATCGCCAGCTGGCCGATCGTCGCGATGGTGTATTTCACGCTCTTGGCACCATCGCCCTGGGCGTACGACGCGCTCTCCAGCTTGCGGCCGGCGCTCAGGTCGAGATAGTCCTGCTGCATGAGCTGGAGCTGCTGGCGCAGCACGGCCGTATCCATCCCCGCGAGCAGGCTCTGGCTGGGATCGTAGCGGGCCATGGCGGCTCCTTCAGGCAAGGCGGCGTATGCGGCCCGAGCGGCGCGCAGTCATCTTGGCGGGCGGCACCGCCGGTGCCGCAGGGGCGGCGGGCACTTCTTCGGCGGGTCGGTTGGCCGGTGCGGTCGGCATGACGGCGGCCTGGCGCTCGATCGTCGTGACCGCACCGACCCTTTCCGCTTCGCGGTTGAGCTTGAAGCCGCGATGCATCATGCCGTGCAGCGCGGCATAGGCGTAGACGCGGCAGTCGCTGGCCTCGTTGGCTTTGCCGGGCGGCAGAACCCAGACCCGGTATTTCATCCCGCCGAGTTGTTTGATCTCAATTTGTTCAGCCGTGAGCTGGGCGAAATAATTGATGTCCCGGTCGGTGGTGAAGTGCATGTAACCCGGCCCGGGGATTTCCCGGGTCAGGTACGAGCGTATCGCGTCTTTGCCGGCATTGACCCCGAGGATGACCGGGCGAAACGACTTCTTCGAACGCGACGTTGGCACCTTGGTCGGCCAGATCGGGTTTCGCTGCCCGGTCCGCGCGCTTTCACCCTTGATCGCCCAGATGTAGCGTTTCAGGCGTGCCTTGGCGAAATCGTAGACTGCCTGGGTGTGATGGCCGCCCGAGTCGATACAGCCTGCGGTGACCACGAAGGGGCGGCCATCCGCACGATACCATTTGCGTTCGAGGAACTCGTCCAGCCGCGCCTGCAGCCGCGGATCGTCGAATTCGCCCTCGAACACCTCATAGGCGATCGACCAGCTTTCCTCGTCCCGACCCCAGCCCACCAACTCGGCTTCGATGCGATAGTCCTGGACGTCGATGCCGATCGTCATGATCGCGACGCCGTCGGGAACATCCGCCGCCCAGATCTCGCGTCGGTTCAGCAGCGCGTCGGCGCTAAGTGCCTTGCCCGTGTTCTTCTTGAAGGTCAGCGCGAGCTGGGTGTTGTAAAAGGTAAGCTTGCCGTCCTCGTCGATAGCGGCAAGCCATTTTGCCGCGATCCTGGGAGGGGAGTCATTCGCCCAGGGGCTGTAGAGTTTCGACGCCTGGAACCCGGCATGTTCGTTCGGGACCGCCCACTTGCCGCAATGGCCGCATTTGGCGCGATAGACGGCCCAGCGCGGGCCGCTCCACCAATCCCAGACCCGGTCGATCGCGTTGGCGTCGTCTCCTGCCGCCCAGGCCGCCGCATAGGCATCGAGCGGGTGTTGCAGCTCGCCACAGCATTCGAACGGACGAGCCTGGTGCCACCTGATCGTCCCGAGCGCGCGGAGCCGTTGCCCCTCCGACCAGCCGGTCCCGCACACCTCGCAATAGATCCGCGCCGTCTCCGGCTTGTGGACCTTGCCTTCGGCACCCTTTTCCCAATGGACGTGCTCGAAGAAATCGAGAAACTGGCGATGCCCGCAGTCGGGACAGGCGACCGACGCGCGGCGCTGATCTGAGGTCGCATAGCTCGCCGAGATCTCGCACTCGCCGGTGATCGTCGGCGAGCAGACGCGCACGCTCAACGAATTCGATTCGAAGGTGGCGAGGCGCTCGTCGCCGATATCGGTCGGCTTTCCCTCCTTCAGGGGCAGGTACTTGTTGATCTCGTCGTAGAGAATGATCCGGATCGGCCTGCGCGCCAGGTTGTCCGGACTGCCGGCGCCGACGATGCCCAGGAAGCCTCCCGGGAAAGCCTTGTAATCGACCGTATCGCCCGCGTTGCGGGTCTTGGACGAAATCAGCCCGCGCAGCGCCGGCGTCGCCTTGATGAAGGGCGCAATGCGCTCCTTCGAGAATTGCAGCGCGGCCGAGTCCTTCGGCTGGACGATCAGCATCGGGCATGGATCGAGATCCATGTGGAAGCCGACGATGTTCTCGATCAGCGTCGACTTGAGCAGTTGCGTTGCAACCACCGCCGTCAGCTTTCGCACGCCCGGCTCGGTCACCGCGAGCATCGGACCACGCGCGATCTCGACGCGACCGGTGCGATACTGGCCCGATGTGCTGCCCGCCTCCTTCGCGAGCTTGCGGCGCTTGTCGGCCCATGTCGGCAAGCTGACCCGCGGGGGCGGCGTCCACCCCTTGCGGCTCGCGCGCCTTAGCCGCTCAGTCTTCGTCGGCGCTGGTGAAGTCGAGGTCGGGTTCGCCGAGCTCCTCGAGCTGCTGGTGGACATAGGGCTTCAGCGCCTCCGCCAGCTTTGCGCCGTCGATATCGAGATCGGCGGCGAGCAGCGGGGCGAAGCGTCCGGGCCAGGCCATCCAGGCGTCGCGTGCAGCGCGGCGATCGTCGAACAGCACTTTCTCGGCCGTCGCCATATCGACGAGCTTACCGGCCTCCTTTTGCGCCGCGAGCAGGTGCTTCAGCGCAAGGGCGTTCTCCTTGATCGCGTTCGCTTGAACCTTGCTCCGGAACTGACCGTTGAGCAGTTGCTCGATGAAGCCGCCCGCTATTTCCTCATCGATCTCGCCGTCTTCGGCTGCAGCCTGGAGGTCAGTGACAACCTCATCGATCTCGGCCGCAACTTCGGGGGCAACCCGCGTACGGTTGCGGGGTGCGGTTGCGGGGGCTGGTTGCGCCCCTGCCGCGGCCGGCTTGAAGCGACCGAGGCCGGCGTTCCGCATCCGTTCGTCCGACGCTTCGACGTCGACCAAATCCCCGGAAAACCACAGCGCGCCGTTGTTTTTCCACTTCGCCGCGGCTTGGCGGGACGCACCGTGCGTCTTTGCGTACGCGGTCAGCGAGAGCAGCGTCATAGCCCCCCCTCCCCGCAACCGGTTGCCCCCCGCAACCACTTTTTTAACGTCGTAGCTGGGGACGTCACGCGGTGCGCAATTACCCTTGATGCAGAAGGGGCCAGGAAGGACCCAAAAAACCCCCGGGGGGGTGTCAGATGACGCGGCGCTGCCCGATAGTGGGAAGGTCGCGGGCCAAGCGCGCGATCGTGACTGGATGACCAATGATCGCGTCGCGGGTGATGATGACCTTGGGATCTGCAGCCGGGTAGTGGCGGATGCGCTGCGGATGGCCACGCTTCAGGCGGCGCCGGGCGCGCCCTGGCGAGCGGACTTGTGACCAGTCCTCCGCTGGAACGGTCATCGCGTCCGATGATAGCAGCTTAAGGCCGCCAAATTGCATGGTCATTAAATCCATCATCGCGTCTCACTTAGCAGTTCACTTAGCAGTCGCGAAGGCGCGCTTGAGCGCAGCGTCGAACTCGCGCGCGGCATTGGCCTTCAGGTAGGCCGTTGCCCGGCCGAAGAAGTCGAAGCGCTTGCGGACCGGCGTCGTGTCTTCGAACTGGATCAGCAGTTTCAATCCGGTTCGGGCTTTGCCGCCTTTGTTGCCGACGCGCCGTGCTGCGGATGTCGGCCGCTGCCAGACACCGTTGACGACCTTGCCATTCCGCGTCGTCACCTTACCGATGAAAACGCCGGGCTTTCCCTTGAGCGAGGCCAGCTTCCCTTTGGCCAGATTGCCATATTGGTTCAGCGTGATCTCGCGCGGCGCTAGCATCCCACGCTTCGTTCCGAGCGATCGATTGCCGCCTACAACATAAGGCTCGAGATATTCGGCCTGGATGTCCTTCGCCGCGACCCGCGCGATCGGGCGCGATTTCGTGGCGACCTCGATTCGAAACGCATTCAGCGTGAACGGCGTTGGGGTGTCGAAGGTGTCCGACACCTCGTCCTTTTCTTGCGCGACGACGCCCTTTGCGAGGGCGTTCAGCGCGAGCGACGTCGCGAACGGCACCTGTTTCGCGCTGAGCCCGATGAACGCACGCTGGAGCGGCTTCAGGTTGGCGCGGATGTCGATCGAAGTCACGCGGCGGCGAGATCGATCGTGACGGCCGACCACGCCGCATCCGGCACCGGTCGCTGATAGAAACGAACATACGTGCGCGAGCCGATCACGCGGATCGATTCGCGGATCGCTTCCATCGCGCGCAGCCAGCGCTCGTCGGAAATCTCGACGCGCAACAGCATGAACAGCTCCGCGCGATTGATCTGGCCTTCCTTGTCGACCTGGAAGACGCGGTTGACGAGCGAGCGCAGCTCCACGCGGCCGCCGGCGGCCCATTCGGTAAGGCATTCGTCGATCAGCGCTTTCGCTGCCTGCAGTTCCGGCCCGAACTCGAGCAGATCCGAGACCTGGACCTGGACTTTCTGGCAGCCGTCGAACGACATCAGCGTGATGTTGCCCTTCTTGCCGCCAAGCGTCGCGCCATAGTGCTGCGCGATCAGTGCCTGCAGCGCCGAAACGCGGTCGAACACGTCCACCTTGAACGCGGCGATCTGCGCGGACACATCGCGCGCCTGGCCGAGGATGCCGCGGACGGTCTCGTCCATGAGCAGATCGGCCGCCTTCACCGCGGTTAGCGGCACGAGGCTGCCTTTCGCGTCGCGAAGATAGAGCGAACCAGCAACGTCGATCGACGCGGGATGCTTTGCGTCCGCCATACTGATATCCCCAAAGACAACCCGCGCCGTGACGCGGTGAGAAGGCGGGAGCTGATGGAGCAACTCACATCAATGATCGATTCGGCGATTTATGCCGCGCATCGACACGGCCTAGGTGCCGCTCGACTTTACCTGTCAGAGGACCGTCAGGCCCAACTGCAGCGCAATTCGATGCCTTCGCCGAGCGCACAGCGGACGATTACCACTTATCGAGGTGTTCCAATTACCACCACGATGGCGGGTCAGTCCGACCGATTGATCACCGCTAGCGGGACCGCGATAATGATCGATGAGGTGGGCGAGCGCTGAGGCGGAGACCCCCTCCGCCCCGGTCAGAATATCTGGCGGAAAACCGTGGCCGCACGGCCGCGAACAGATGGCGATGCCCCGGCGGTGCCCGCAGGCAGGGTGCCCTGCACGGTCGCGGTCGGCGAAACTTCCTGCCGGGTTCGGCTCCCGACCAGGAGAGATGCCAGCTGGCGATTCACGCGAAGCCGCGCACTGCGTTCGGCGTCAGCAGCCCATCGATGACGCTGTTCACGCCGGCATCAATATTCACTCGCGCCGCAGCGACGCTCGCGGTGGTGAGCTCGCGTTCGATCGCCACCAGGCTCGCCTTCGAAATCACCGCTTCCTCGCCGGGCATGGTCGAGATGAAATCACGAAGGATCGCGAGCGTGGTCATCGGCGGTCTCCACGAAAGGGGGCGACAATTGCGCGGACGAGCTGCTGCGCTCGCTCTTCGAGGTCATCGAGAGGCATATCCGGACGCCCTGTCGCGGCCTCTTCCCGCCGCCGCGCGTCGTGCACCAGCCGATCCCAATCGGGCGTCAAACGCTCGAGCTGATCGGCAATGGACCCGCCAGGGGAAGAGCGGGAGACGCGCGACTGGGGCATGGGGAAGCGCTCCAGATACAAAAAAAGCCCACCGGCCCGGGGGAAGGCGGTGGGCGTCAGGCGCAATTGTCGCGGGGTCGAAATAGGCCATTACGTGGCCATTTTGGCAGGGGCGTTTTTGTGTACCCCCAATGATTTTTTATCGCGTCCAAATTTTCGCAAGGTATCGCTTGATACATAGGCCCAATGGGCCTATATAAACTGCATCGGCGGTGATCGCCGAAAGGGGGCGCCGCCACAACGGGGCGCAGGAGACAGACGATGGCCGATTTCGTTCCCGCCGCTACCAACCTCCGCTCGCATGAGCTGTTCGATGTCGTCCAGACCGGCGGCCACGTGCAGATCATTTCCAAGAGCGCCCGCGTCGAAGCATCCGCCTATGCGACGGTGATCACCGTCGCCGAGATCGAGGCCAACCCCAAGCACTTCGCGCGCCCGCTCGTCTCCGGGCTTAAGGCGGCCGGCTATGCCGCCTATGTGCAGGGCAAGGTGGATGGCAAGTACACGCAGATCGGCCTGACGGCTGCGGACTACGCCAAGGGTACCGATGAGCGCGCGCGCTATGCCGCCTGGGTATCGGAGACGGCCGCCACCAACGCCGCTGGCCGTGCATTTTTTGACGGGATGAATGAGGGAGGCGATGGCTACAATCCCTACCGTTAATGGGGCACCGCTGTAATGTCCGTCAAATTTCGTACGGTCATAGCCTGCCGCGATACGCTCGCGGCAGGCTATGTCGAAACCCCATTCCGCCGATCCCAAAAAAGCGATGCGGTGCCGGATAGCGACCCAGCACTTGCGACTGTCCGTGCGTCGCGTCACTATTGGCGAGAGCGTTGCGATATGATCGCCGACCCCATCTCCGAGATCGACCTCGGAATTGTCGCGGCCCACCGAGGTTACGGAATTGTTATGCCCATAGGCGTGTCGAGCATGTCTATCCTGCGGTCTCGATTAATCAACCGAGCATGGCGCGACGGTGCCTGGGACATGACCGAGCATCATTATCCGCCGATTAACGGCGACAGTTTGGGTGTAGTGTCGGCAAATCGGCGCTGGCTTGATGCTGAGCGTGAGCGGTTGGATGCGGACGCGCCGAGAGCCAGTCTTGAGCGGTGGCTATCAGACGCAGCTGTGGCAGGCTCTCTGGTAGTCTGGTCATGGCGACCAATGGTAGACAACCCATATCTCAGCTATTGGCTCCCCAAGGATCGCAGCCTGGCCCCTGACGGATCTCGCGGCGGGGACGCCCCCCTGCTCAAACGTCCCGAAACGGGCGGTAGCTACCACTATGTCTTTGGTAAAAGACAAAAACAGATGGCCAGCCAAAAAGGCGGGCGGCGCGCCGGTCAACGCGGCGCGCCGCCCGCCACGCGGCGACAGCTGGAATATCTCGCCGATCTCATGCGGCGAGCAAACCGGCATCCTGCGGACATCCCCAAAGGCCTCACCCGTCAGCAAGCCAGCAGCATGATCGACATCATGCTGCTGGCGAACAGTTAGGCGACCACATGACCTACCTCAACCACCTGACCCTCAACACGGGGGATCTCCGCCGCTCATGGCTGCACGAGGTGGACGACGCAGCGATCGAGCATACGCGCGAGCTAGTCGCCGATGCGGTCGCTGGCGGGGGGGATACCGACATGCCGGTCCCCGGCTATCGGCTGCATGTTGAGCCGTTCGGGTCGCGCCGTGCCGCGCTGTGCACGGTCTCGCGCGATGATGTGCCGCTGGTGACGATCGCCGTGGCTGCACGACCGTCGCGCGCGCTCTGGGGGCAGATGATCGCGTTGCGCCATAGGATTGACCCGGACGCGCCGGCACTCGACGAGCCTCCTGCGCCGTGGTGCGCAGCACTGCTGCTGCCGGCTGCGGTGACCGACCATGGCGCGATGGCTTGGCTTGGCGATTTCGAGCGCTGCGCCGCCTGGGCATGGATTGATCCGAAATGACCGGCGCAGAGGTTCTGGCGGCGCGTGCTACCCTCAGTCTGAGCGCAGAGGAGTTGGCCGGATTGGTCGGTGTGTCGGGAGCGCGGACAATCTACAAATGGGAGCATGGCGATCGAGCTGTGCCGGGGCCGGTCGCAATCATCATCACAGCTTTGCTGGAGAGCGCCGCCATGCGCGAATATTTCGGCGTCTCTCTTAGCGTGATTTAGCTCAAGATACCGGCATGCGCGGCGATCAGCGTCGCCGCATCGACGTCTTTGCACACCGTGCCGAATATCTGCGGCCATAGGTCTAGCGCGTCGATCAACAACCGCTTCGCACGCCGGTTGTGCATCCCATAACGATTCGCCACCACGGTATAGCCGACCGTCTCGCCAACGATCATGTCTAGGACTGCGGCGATCGGCCCGCGCACCTCGCGTCGCCAGCGCGAATAGGCCATTTCGCGCCGCACCGCGCCCAATGCCTCGTAAAAGGTCCCATCGCCACTGCGCGTCTGGTCGACGCGTGTCTCGACGCTGGAGGTTCGCACCGTCACGTCGGCACCGATCCGCTCCGCAACCGTGGCGATCTCCACGGCCGAGGCAAGCTGCTCGGCGTCGATCGAGCCGGAAAGGTAGAGCTGGGCCAGCGCACCGTCCTGGTGGTGCTTGTGGTGTTCATGGGTTTCCGGCGTACCGTGCGCCTTATGATCCCAGCGCTCGTGCATTTCCGCTCGGGATTTCCGCAGTGACCGCTCTGCTGCCGCACGATCTGGATGTTTCTCTGCCCAGCGCCGACGGTTGAGCGCGATGTCATCGGCGATGCTTTTCTCGAGCGGGCTGGGCTTGCGCTTCTTGGGGGCCTTGGTCGACCAGCCGACACCCCTCACCTCTTGCTTCGCCGACGCCGCGTTCGCCTCGGCCCGCTCAGCCAGTGCCTGTTTGCGGTGGCGCGCGATGATCGCGCGCATCACCTTCGCCTCGGCTGGATTGCTGTCCGACATTTTGCTGACCCCCGTCGTCTGTCACGGGTGTCTGCTCAAGTTCGGGCACCCGCGGCAGTGGCGGAAATGTGCTGGCCGTTGACCGCTCGAACACCTGGCCATCGGGGTTCACCGTCCAGCCGGCCGCACGCAGTGCCAGGATCGCGTCGCCCTCGCTGACGTGCTGCTCGAGCCCTGGGAAAGACATGCGCCGCCGATCGCCTGGCGCGCGCAGGATCTCGCCCTCGGCGGTCAGCGTGCGCACCATGTCGCGCGCACGGGAGCGGCCGATGCCGACCGCGCCGGCGATCTCGCCATAACTGGGTGAGCTGCCCCAGCGCAGGAAATACGCCTTGGCGAAATCCAGCACCTGCAGCTTCGTGCTCACCATGCTCGGCGAACGACGATATTGCGCCACCATAGACTTGTTTACGCCCGCGCTCCCGGTGCGGAACATAGCGGGAATTGCGGCAACCATCCATAGCCCGAAACATTTCAGCATATTGCGCATGTATTTGCGCAAAAGCGATTGACCGACCTCCGCATGATGTGTATATATTTGCGCATGGAACGGGACAGCAAGAAAATCGTCAAGCGGCTGGTGACGGAAGGGTTCGATCTCGTGTCGGTCAAGGGCTCGCACCACAAATTCCGCAAGGGCGATATCACGGTGATCGTCCCGCACCCGAAGAAAGACCTGCCGCTGGGCACCGCCCGCAGCATCGCGAAAATGGCGGGGTGGGTGTGATCCCCCGCCCCCTGGGAGTAAGACTATGAAGTATTTCTACGCCATCGTGCACAAGGATGAAGACAGCGCCTTCGGCGTCACCTTCCCCGATCTTCCGGGCTGTTTCTCGGCAGCGGATGAGATCGGCGAGGTTCTGCCCAATGCCTGCGATGCGCTCGCCTTATGGTTCGAGGATGCCGCCGAGGTCGCGCCGCTCCCGCTCGATCAGATCCAGGCGCTTGCCGCCGACGATCTGCGCGATGGCGCGTTCATCATCGCGGTGCCGTGGATCCGCAACAGCGGCACCGTCGCGCGCGTGAACCTGTCGCTCGATCGCGGTATGCTCGACGCGATCGACAAGGCCGCGACCTCGCGCAGCCTTACTCGGAGCGCCTTCCTCGCCCAGGCCGCGCGCAATGAGATCGAGCATCGGCACTGAGCTGAGACGGGCAAAAGGCGGAGGACATCTGGGACTTGCCTAGCGGCTCGTCACTCCCCCGCCCAATTGTCACGCCCGATTTCGGCATTGTCGTCGCTGCCTTTGACCGCATCGGTTGCAGGCATCTTCCGGGGCGTGTCGATCTGGTCGAGCATGGACGCGTTATTGTCGATGGAGTCGGCGACGATGAGAATATCGTGTCCGTTGGCGTCGATCTGTCCCCCGGGGTCGAGCTCTGCTCTCAGGCAATACATATCGGCTGTGATCTTCGCTTCCTCATAACCCTCGCTGCGCTTTGCAGCCAGATACGCTTCGACAATCCGCCGATGGGCATTGCAGATGTCGGCCTTGCTTGCCTGAGTGCTGGAAATGATACGCAAGCGCTCTTGTGCGTCGGCCACCGGGTCAGAGCATGCCGCCAAGACGATCGATGGGCCGATCGCGGCGAGGATGAAACCAAACGCTTTTATTGCGTCGATCCCGTGGCGATCTTTGGCGCGACCCTAAAATTCGCCATAACTCGACCACGTCCAATCGAGGCAACGCACCAAATTCCCGTCGTCTTGCCATCTTGCTCAAAAAGGCGGCAATGACCGGCTGTTGCCGCCGTAGGGTTTCCGGGAGAGAGGTAGATGCGGCGCACCGACATTTCTCCGTTGTCGCCGATGGGGCCTGCGAAGCCGACCGGAGCACCGGAACCCTTTTTCGCAAATTGGACCAATACGCTGTCCTGACCGGAGGGCAACAAGACCACAGTATCGCATTCCAGGCGGCGATCTTCGGGGCCGGGATTCCCCAACTTTGGCGGATAAGAGCATTGTCCGTCCAACACCTCTAAGCCGTCATCTGCCACCTGCTCAGCGCATAGCGGCGCGGGTGAGGCCAGCACGAGGCTCGTCATGCAGAGAATCCTCGCAATCGTGAATCTCATAGCCATCGCCCCCAATGCATATGCGTCGCGACCAAAAGAAGGTGCAGGATGCGAAAGCGGCCGATCAAATACCCGGCCAATAGCATGGCTGCCACCAGCCACAGGCGCGATGGTGATCGAACACGGGCGGCGCTAGTGATCTCCTCTACGGGTTCAGCTTCATCGACCAGCGATAACGGCCCGACCTCGAGACCACGCGCCCACTCCAGAAGATCCAATACCTCGCCGGTTGCTGCGTCACTGAGTTCCCGGATACGATCGATGCGGAATGTGCGCTTCGCTTTGGCAGTGAGACAACGAGCCTCAACATAAAGCACATCCAATCGGCCGCCTGCGAAAGATCCAGCGATTAAGAGCGGTACGATTGTACGCCTGCTCTCCTCGCCGTTCGCATCAACATAATCGATGATGACCTTGCGTTGGTCCAGAACAGGAGCCGATGCATCCCCCAGCCTCATCGATCGCTTTGAAGGATCATCACCAGCCCCCTGTTCGCGCTTCTAATTCAAGCATTATTTCCGGAAATTTGCGTGGCGCTCGTCAACGCCGACCTAACCATCTACCCTCAACCATGTAGCTCGACCTGAAGCCGTTGAAGTAGCCTCGACGGCCAGGCCGGGAGCAAGACCAATGACTGGAACCGTGTATCGGGCGTCGCCCGCGTGCGAATTGCGCTGTCTGCGCTGCGATGTGCAGTGCGCCGTCATCACCGCGGTGCGCGACCGGCGCTGGCGAGAGTTGCAGGCGATTCTGCTGGAGCCGCCGGCGTCTCATCGTCCAACGCGTAGAGAGGACCTTGCACTTGCGCGATCGCGGTGGGCCACAGCTCTGCAAGCTCACGAGCGAGCTCGGGCACGGGAGCCGTCAGATCAACAGCCCGCAGCAACCCCTCGATCATTTGCCCCAGCGCGTTCTCGCTGACCGGCGGCCCGCGATAGCTTGTCACGGGCGCGTGGACCGTAAAGACGTCCCTTCCGCTGGGTGCGTGTCGTGTCAGGCCGCGCGCGATCTGCGCGATCGCGCGGCGGTCGGCCGTGTCCATCGCCAGGAGGTGGTCAAAAAGTTCCCGTATCTCCGAGTCGAGCCGTGGCGCATCTGGGGTGTCATCTTCGGGCTGGTCGGTTTCACCTGTCAGGTAAGCCGGTGTAGTGCCAAGCTCTCGCGCAATAAGATGGATGTGCTTGGACCCATATCCCTTGCCGGATACGAGGTTGTAAATCGACGCTTGGCTAATACCCACGCGCCTAGCCAACTCCGACTGTGAGAGCTTTCGTTCGGCCATGCGGGCGCGGAGGCGGGAGGCATCGAGCACGCCTTTTGCTACAACTTTCCCTGTAGCGACGATCTGAAGATTTATCTGTTGACGCACCTACAGATTTGCCTTTAGATTACCCTCATGGAACAACTCTCCCCCACGGATGCATTGCGCGAAGCAATTTCGCGGGTTGGATCGCAATCCGCGATGGGTCGCCTCGTAGGGGTCACGCAAGCTGCGGTGTGGGGTTGGCTGAAGCTCAACAAGCCTCTCCCTGCCGAACACGTCCTCTTGGTGGAGCGCGAAACCGGCATCCCGAAAGAGGTGCTCCGCCCCGACATCTACCCCGACGACTCGGCTACCCCCCGCGCCAGCCTGGAGCCCGCGCGGTGACGGGGTCAGCACAATCCCTTTCCCTCTGCCGCCACCCGGGCGGCGAGCGTCGGCGGCGGGTGCGCTCCCGCCTGCCGTCGACGTCCCCCTTTTCCCGTTTCGGCCGCCGACGGGTCGGCCGGATCGCGTGCGTCCGGAACCTTTGCCCTGGGGTTTCGGTGTTTCGACTTGGCGCACGTGCCCCCAACCCGTCCTGTTCGCGTACCGGCACCGTCATCGGGTCCCTCTCCCCCATGGCGGTGCCACCTCCCCTCTGTATCGATCGCACCGGGGCCATGCTGCTGGCATCGCCCGCATGGTTTACAGCGCAGGCGGTGGCGGCATGACCAAGCTGCGCCAGCCGCTCACCGTCGAGGATGCGCTTTACAAGGTCCTCGGCGCGCTCACCATGTCGGGCGCGGTCGAGGCGACCGGGCGCACCGCAGGCTATCTCCGCATGCTGTCGGATCCCGACCAGCGCGCGCAACTGACCGTGATCGACATGATCAAGCTCGACGTTGCGCATATGCGTGCCGGCTTCCCGGGCATGCCGATCTTCGAAGCCGTCGCCACCATCCTGCACGCGGCCCAGCCCGAGCTTTTCAGCAACGCCTATGCGATCAGCCGCGTCACCTGCGATGTGGTCAAGGAAGGCGGCGACGCGCACGTCGCGCTGATCGAGGCGAGCTTGCCCGGTGCCGACAGCCGCACGCTGAAAAAGGCGCTCAAGGAAACCGTCGAATCGATCGAGGCCAACCACCGCGCCGTCGCGGTGATCCAGTCGCTGATCGCGCACGAGCAACAACCGCCATGATCCGCCCGGCCCGCCCCCGGGCTTGACCGAACCTGTATCGCCGAACCGTCGCCCCCTCGCCGCATCCGCTGGCGGGGTGGGAAAACTGCTGCCTGGAAACCCGCATGAGCAACCGCGCCGCCATCGTTTCGATCATGATCGACCTGGACGCGATCCAGGACGCGCTGCGGCCGATCGAGCGGTCGACCGGATCCTTTGCTGCGCTGGCGCGGATCCGGCGCGCACGTCTCGCTATTTCGCTCGCCAAGATCGAGCTGGCGCACGCCCTGCACTATGCGGTCGACCCCGTCATCGAGATGACGATCGTCGAGCCTGTGTCGGCACGGCTCACCGGCGCTGCGGCGACCAGCGTCCTGACCGACGGCCTGTCATCATGACCGGCACCATCACCCCCGGCGCGTACCTAAAGCGCTGCCGCCAGCGCGCCGGGCTCAGCATCGCCGATGTCGCCGCGCGCGTCTCGACCGAGCCGCAGACGTCCGAGCATCTGCGCGGCGAATGGCTCGAGCTGATCGAAGCCGACGCCACGCCCGCCACCTTCACCACCATCGTCGCGCTGCGGCTCGCCTATCGCTTTGATTTGACCGTGCTCGCCCAGCTCGAAGCGATCGCCCAGGGCGCGGATCTTCCCGCGCCGATCCTGTGCCGCATTTGCGCGTGCAGTGATGGCGATGCCTGCATGGACGCGCTCGGCTGGGCGTGTTTCTGGTCCGAGCCCGATCTGTGCTCAGCCTGCGCCACGCCGCCTGCGGCGAGCGTCGTCCAATGAGCGCCGACGGTAACCGCCGCCCCCGGCGCGCACGCCTGGCGCGCCGCGCGATCGATCTCGCGATCGCCGCCGCCGGTTTCGGCGTCAGCGTGCTGCTGCTTAGCAAACCTTCCTTGGCGAAAGCGGCCTTGTGGCTCGCTTTGGTCGCGCTCGCGACCGGCTTCGCGATGATCCAGCGGGAGACGCCACGATGAGACTTGACCTTGCCGTCCGGCCGCGCCCGGAAATCACGCACCGCATGGACTGCAGCTGCCCCAGCTGCCGCCCGCCCAGCCCCAGCGATCCGCGCCGCGCGCTGCTGCACCGCCTTCTGCACCGTGGCCCCAGCCTGTTCGCGCTCGGCATGGTGGCTGGCCTGCTGGCGGTCGCCGCCACCGGCAATCTGGGAGCGGCGCTGCGCGCGCTGTTCGGTCTGTGAGCGTCACAGTCGCATCGGTCGACGAGCAGATCGCAGCGGGCCGGTCACTTGTCCCGGACCATCTGTGGACCGGTGTCCGCGCGCATATCTTGCATGGCACATCCACCGGCAGCTTCCTCAGTGCCGTTTTCGCGAACGATCTGCTGAATGCGGCGACCAGCGCCGACGAGGTTTCGCTCGATCGCCTGCCGGACCTGATGCGGTTCCTGCACAATTACGCCCCCTTCCACTGCTGGGGCTCACGACGAGTGCGCGACCTTTGGCGCGAACTCGGCGGCGTTGGGCGACGTGCCTACGAGGATCCAAGGTTTGAACGCCTGAAAGAGGAAGCTGCGGCATGAGCGACAGCATTTCCGGCGACCAGCTCCGCTTGCTCATCGAGCGGATCGAGCGCCTCGAGGAAGAGAAGAAGGGCATCGCTGACGACATCAAGGATGTCTACGGCGAGGCCAAATCGACCGGATTCGACGTCAAGACGATCCGCACGATCGTGCGCTTGCGCAAGATGGAAAAGCACCATCGTGACGAGGCCGAGGCGATCCTCGAAACCTACAAATCCGTGTTGGGGCTGTAGCAATGGCAGAGGTTACTTCACGTCAGCGCCGACGGCTGTCCGACGACCAGATTGATGAGATGGCTCGCCTGCGGGAGCGGGGTTGGAGCAGCGAACGCATCGCGGCGCATTTCGGCGAACAGGGTGTCTCGATCAGTGCCAATGCGATCAATTGGCAGTGTCTGCGCGTCGGCGCCGATGCTCCGCTAAAGTTCCAAGGCCGGTGCACCCAGCCAACCGAGCCCTATAACCGCGGCGGCCACATTGTCCGCCCATTCTCGGCGGCCGACGACGCGCTCCTCCTGACGCTCGAGGCGCAGGGCATCAATATCGCTGAGATCGCGCGGCGGATCAGCAGGAAACCCAACAGCGTCAAAGGCAGGTTGATGACTCTCGCGCGCCGCGATGCTCGTGCAGAACTGCGGGAGGCGGCGTGATGCCAAAGCCCATGCTCCAAGAGATCGCCGCCATGCCCTACCCGGCATCGCTGCAGGCATGCCGTCGCTATTACGATCGCCATTGGGCATTGTTCGACGATCGTGGCGAGCGCGAGATCGTCGTCACGATCGATTTTGAAGTCACCAGAGAGGATCAGCGTTCCTACGCGATCCTGGCCTCATCGGCCGAGCAGGCTGAGGCCGAAGCGCGCGAGCTCTTGCGTGACGAGGTGCGCGGGATTTCGGACGTGCTGGATGTCCGACTGACCGATCCGCGTCACGATCGGTCCCATCCCGCCTTTTCGTTCGATCGGGTGCACTGATGGACGCGATCGATCTAAAACGGCAAAAGCTGATCGCAGCGACCGACTATGTCGGCAAGCTGACTCGGGCGGGCGTTCCCGCCGCGACGATCATCGACGGCCTCGTCGCTAACCACGGGGCCGCATATCGCACGCGCTATGATGGTAGCCGGCTATCCTGCGCCGGCGTCGTGTCCACCTGCACCTTCAGCCCCGACAAGGGATTGCTCGAGAACTGGACCAAGACCGCGACCCTTCGGCTGATGGCCTCGGCGATGGTGTCGGCATGATCCAGGGCACGATCCACGCCGATGGCATCGACTGGGCCGCGCAGACCTATGTCGAGGCGCTCGGCTTCCGCGAGCTCGATCGCTTTGTGCCGCCCGTGGTCGACCAGGAAACCCGCGTAATCGTGATTGACCGTCGCCTCGAGGTGCGCGGTCCACAATACGCCAGTCAGATCGACTGGGCTGACGCTCTCGCCTTTCGCACGCTCGATTATACGCCTGAGGCAAAGCCGTGCCGCGTGTGTGGCCAGGCATCGATGTCCAGGACCGACGATCTTTGCGACGCCTGCGACGACGATGATCTGTGGGGGTGTTGCTGATGAGCGGCGTGTATCCCACCGACGCGCTCTGCTTCGCAGACGCGGACAAAGTCCGCTCCCTGCTGTTTCACGCGGGCGTCCACAAAAGCACCGACACCGCGATCGGACTCATTCCTTATCCGGTGGCAGCGCGTGCCGTGCGCGAAGCTCTCACCCTCCTGCCAGTAGGCGGCACCGCTGTGCGAGAGGCGCTGGGCGAGCCCTCCGAGTGGGCGGAAAAACGCGAAGAGTTGCTGGATTGGACTGGTTCAGCGTGGTTGGCCCGCGAGGAGAACACAGATCGTAGGCGCGAAATGTACGCGTTTTTGTGCGAGCTGATCGGCTATCTGCAAGCTGGCGAGGACGCCGCGCGCGCCGCATCGGCCGAGGCGCGATCATGACGTGCGACCACGTCTCCTTACCCGGTGGCGGCTCTGCCATCGTCTGCTCGTCCCGGACGCGCCAACGCTGCGGCTGCGGTCGCCCTGCCACCCGCCTGTGCGACTGGAAGGTCCCGACCAGGAAGAGCGGCACGTGCGATGCGCCGGTGTGCGCTCGCTGCGCGCACCAGCCAGCGCCGGGGAAAGACCTTTGCCCCCAGCATCGCACCGCCTTCAACCAATGGCGCGCCGCCCGCGCGGCCGCGACCAGCGAGGCGCGCGCGTGATCGGCTTTGGCGATCGCGGCTTTTGCACGGCCCGCTGCGGCACGCTCGATTGCGTGCAGAATTTCACGCCTGAGCGCGAGGCCGAGGCGCGCGCCTGGTGGGGCAACCGCCCCGGCCATCCGCCTGTGGATTTCCTCGATCTCGCCGCGCGCTGCACGCGCTGGCGCCCTGCGCCGCGCCCGCTGCGCATGTTTCCGATCTCTGGAGGCGAGGTGACCAACCTCGCCCCCGCCCCTGACCGTCCAGCGGTGGCACCCGCTCGCTCGGTCCTAACCGAAGGAGCGTGCCCATGACCAGCACCCCGACCGAGTTTCCCGCGACGATCGCGTCTGCGCGGCCTCAGCAACTCCCGCCCGCGATCCTGCGCAAGGCGGTGACCTTCGATCAGCTCGAGATCAGCCGCTTCAACGTCCGCACCAATCGCAAAGCGCAAATGACGATCGAGGCGCTCGGCCGCTCGATCCTCGCGCTCGGCCTGGTCAACGCGCTGAAGGTCCATCCGCTGAAGGGCGGCAAGGAACGCTATGGCGTGCATGCCGGCGGGCGCCGGTGCCGCGCGATCGGCGCGCTGATCAAGGCGGGCGCGCTCCCGGCCGACTGGCCGATCGACGTCGTCGTGCGCGATCAGCTGACCGAGGCGCAGCTGCTCGAGGAAAGCCAGGCCGAGAACATGATGCGGCTCGATCTCGAAATGTACGAGATCGCCCAGGGCGTGGTGCGCTCGCATATGGCGGGCGATTCGCTCGAGACGATCGCCGAGCGGCTCGGCCAGGAACCGCGCTTCACCTATCGCGCCTATCGGCTGGGCATGCTTGCCCCGCCGATCTTCGATGCACTGAAGGCAGGCACGATTTCGCAGGCGCAGGCCGAAGCCTATGGCGCGACCGAGCAACAGACACTGCAGCTTGCCGCATTCAACGCGCTGCGCCTCTTGTCCCCGCTCGAGCAGACGCCCGATCGCATCCGCGCCTGGCTGAAGATCGGCGATGCCGAGGCGGCGCGGCTGCTCCGCTTTGTCGGGCAGCAAACCTATCTCGATGCCGGTGGCGCGCTGGAACTCGACCTTTTCGACGATCCTGCCGACGCCGCACCGGCGCGCGCGCTGATCTGCCATCCCGATTTGCTGCGCCAGCTTGCCGATGCCGCGCTGGCGGGTGTGCGCGACGAGATCCGCCGCCGCGCCGCGCGGCCCGATCTGCGCTTCGTTCCACAACCGCCGCAGGCGAGCTTTGGCGGACCAGATCATTTCCTCAATATTCCGGAACTCGCGGTGGTGCTGGGCGAGGAAACCGAAATCACCATGCCCGACGGCGATGTCGTCGGTTACATCCAGATCGCCGCGAGTGGTGACCCCAAAATCAGTTTCTGGTGGGAAAGCACGAAGGCGAAGTACAGCACGCGCAAACCCGTCGACACCGCCGCGCCAGCCGCCAAGCCGCGCGCGATCGGCGCGGCCGTCAGCCAAGTCGCGGGGTTTGACGCGCGCCGCGCGGCCGATGCGGCGATCAAGCAAGAGGAGGGCATCACCCAGGAAGGCGTCGACGTTTTCCGCGCGCTGCGTCGATCGATCCTGCGCGCCGCCCTGGTCGGCAATGCGCGCGATGGCGGCACTGTCGGCCGCGATTTCCTGGTCTGGTCGCAATTGCGCCAGATGATCGCGCCGAACACGCCGGGCAACGCGATCGGTGTCGCACGCCTGGCACCGGCCTCGGCCGGGCCTGACAGCGCACGCGGCCTGATCCAGGCGATGCCGGGCAACCGGCTGTGGATGGACGCCATGCGCGACATGCACCTGTGCCCGGCCTTCAGCAGCGACGATCTCGTGGCTGCGTTCCAGTCCTATCGCGACCAGGCCGAAGACTTCAAATCGCTTGCCGCGACGATCGCCGCAGGCCTCGCGATCGAACGGTCGCTCAATTACGGCGATTACAGCGTCCCACTGCACGACGCCCTTGCCGACATGGTCGGCCTCGCCACCGATGAGGGCCTGCGCGATTTCTGGCAGCCGACGGTGGAGCTGCTCGATCTGCTCGGCAAGGAACAACGCCTCGCGATCGCCGAGCCGATGGTCGAGCGGGTCACCTTCGCCACCTGGGCGCGGCTGAAGGGAAGCGAGATCTCGCGTCAGGTCCTGCAGGTCGTCACCGGACAGCATCCCGCCACCCGCGCATCGAAGGCGCAGGCGGCCGCGAACTGGGTGCATCCGCTGCTCCGCTTCCGCGGCAACGAATCCGCCGTCGCGGCCGATGCCGACGACATGCTCGAGGCGGCCGAGTGATGGGCGCGATCATCCACGGCGGAGGCCGCACCACATCGTTTGAAACCGCAGTGATGGATATGGCCGATCTCGGCCATTCTGATCAGGAAATCGCCGGTTTTCTCGGCGTGCGGCTGGATCATGTCCGGCGCGTCCATGCCTATATGCGCGACACCGGTGCCGACCGGAAGCGCCTGACCGACGCGCGCCTCGGTAGCCAGAAGCTCGCTGCAGCCGTCCTCAAGACCGGCAGGGGGTATCAATGACCGTTGCTTCCAAAAAAGCCGCGGGGGGGGGGTATGCCCTCCTATGCTCTACCTCGGGGCCGACAGCCGTCTATCGAATGGGTGCCGCTCGGCGAGCTTCGCATCGACGACAGCTACCAGCGCTCGATCGAGACCGACGCATCGCGCAAGTTGATCCGCGCGATCGCAGCCGAATGGGATTGGGACGTGTTTGACGTGCTCAAGGTCTCCCGTCGTCCCGACGATTCGTTGTTCGTCATCGATGGGCAGCACCGGCGCGCGGCGGCCGAGCTGCGCGGCGACATCACGCAATTGCCGTGCGTGCTGAAGCGTTGCGCCGGCCCGGCCGAGGAAGCGCGGATTTTCATCGCCTCAAACCGCGGCCGCAAGCGGATGAGCCGCATCGACGACTTCCGTGCGGCGCTCGGCGCTGGCGATGCCGACGCGCTGGCGATCGCGCGCCTGGTCGATGCGGCCGGCCTTAAGATCGCCCCTCACGAACAGCCTGCCCATGTCGCGCCGGGCGAGCTTATGATTGTCGGGTCGCTCCGAACGCTGTTCATCAAACATGGCGAACGCGCGTTGGGTCAGGCTCTGACCTTGATCGGCGAATCCTTCCCCGACGAGGTGCTGGTGCAGCCGGCGGCAATGCTCGGTGCGATCCTGACGCTGCTCGCGCACGAACGGCCAGCGATCGATCCAGATCGCCTCTTCCAGACGCTGCTGACCGGCACCACGCAACAATGGTCCGACTGGGCGAACCTGCGCATACTTTCGGGCACGCAAAGCAAGATCATCGCGCTGCGTGCCCTGGTCCGCGAGCGCTACAACACTTTGGCGGTGGCCGCATGAGCGGCGCGTGCGGATCGTGCACCCTTTGCTGCACGCTGATGCGCGTGGCGATGGAACCGCCGAAGCCAGAGCGGGTGACATGCGCGCATTGCAGCTCTGGCGGCTGCGCGATCTACGATCAGCGCCCCGACGCCTGCAGCGGTTTCCAATGCCTGTGGCTCGGGTCGCAGCGGGTTGCCCGGCTTGCGCTCCCGGCGGCGATGCGCCCGGATCGCACTGGCGTCGTCATCGATTTGAACGCGGCCGGGACGGTGATCGCCCATTGCGAACGCCCCGCGTCCTGGAATCGTGAGCCGATGCGCGCCTGGCTGCTCAAGCATGCACGGCGCACGAACGTGATCCTGGAAGTACCGGGCGGTGCCGAACTGCTGTCGGCCGACGGGAGCACCGAGGCGCTCGCGCGTGTCGGCGTCGATCCGGTGACCAACAACCGCCTGTACGTCCGGGAGTCCAGGCTGCAGGCGTATTTGGCGGGAGTGGCAGCATGAGCGCGCCCGCACGTCGACCCACATTGGCTGAGTCGAAAAATCTCGGTCGGCCAAGCGATCGAGGGCGCTTCCTGCGGATCGATGATGTGATCGCGACTACCGGGCTGAGCCGCGCGACGATCTATCGCCAAATCGACGCACATGCCTTTCCCGAACAGGTCCGGCTGACTGCCCGGGCAGTCGGATGGTGGGAAGCCAGCATCGAAGATTGGCTCAACGGACGCCGCTCCGCCGCCTGA